TCATCATTAGCTAATGCTGCTATAGGTTCATTTGGTTCTACTACCACACCGCGCACTTCTTCTCCTTTTAGAGAAGTCTTACGTGGAACTATAATCGGTAATATTTCGCTATATTTTCCTGTTCTAATATAAATGTTAGTTTCTACAGCAGAACCTAGTTCTTCTGCACGTTCGCAGGCATAACGAATAGTTTTAAAAGGATTAAAAATACTATGGCCTCTTCCTGGTCCATCAATACCATTAGGGGCAACATAAAGTTCTCTTGCTAGTTCGTTAAATGCTTTGTAATATAAACTATCTTGATTATTAATAGTTAGCAGGTGAGTCTTAGTTCCAATTTCAACCGCAGTAGGGCCAAAAGTGCTGGTGTCTCCTGCAAAACCTCTTTGTAAATCGTAAGATAATAAATCGCCGCGTTGTCTTAGACCAATGTTCGGTCCTGACTGTAACAACAATGTCCAGTATACGAAACCAGAACCATTGTCTCCAGGATAATTTTGTGTATTAGCTGTATGAGCATAGTTACATCTGTAAGCAGATCCGTCAAATATTACAACATCACCTACAGAATATTCTGCATCGGTAGCCCAATAATTTCTCCATTGTTCGCCGGGAACTATGACTTCCCAAGAACCTGCTTCGAGATAATCTAAAGAACTGCCGTCTGTGGAACTATCCAATGTAGCTACATATACTTGTCCGCCACGCTGAACAACATCACCGGTTTTGTAAGTAGCTTCTGGATCCCAGGCTCCTCTAAAATTTTGTCCTTTAGAGATCACAGTCCAATTAGCGGCACCAAAATCTTCATTGCCTGGGCTTATGCCAGTGTGATTAGTTTTTGACACATACATGTAACCGCCATGTTTGACGATATCGCCAATAGCGTATTGTGTAGTAATAATCCATTCGCCTACAGGATTATTTCCTGGTAGGTCAATGGTCCAATAAGAATTATTAAGCGTAGATGTAGAAGTGTGTCCTTGTGTGCATCGTAAAATGCTTCCGCCAAACTTAACCAAATCATTTACTCTGTATCTTACTCCAGAAGAATATAGTCCTTTATACTCAATTCCTTCGTAATATGTAGACCACTTGGCTTGGTCTAATTCAAGGCCCAACGATGTTGAAGCCGAAGTATGACCGGTAATACATCTATAAACAATACCGTTGTATTTTGCTAGATCACCTATACCGTATCGAGTAGCAGGAGACCAGTTTCCGGTCCAAGCAGATCCTTCTGCGTAAACCGAATGTTTGCCAATATTATCGTCAAATGTCGATGTTGAGGTATAATCTTCAATTACAAGATATAATCTTCCACCATATTGAATGATGTCACCTAAATTATATTTTGTAGTTGCTGCCCAGTCTCCTCTGTAAGAGAAGCCGTCGGTCATCTTTATCCAAGCTGGACTTTGTGCAGTATCACCTGGAAATACATAATATAAATCATCGTAAAAATCTGTGTCTGCGGTATGCTGTCTAATACATACGAATGACGCACCACCGTATCTTACAATATCGTCTCTGATATACGCTGTGCCACTTGTCCAGTTACCTCTCCAAGTGTAAGCAAATTTACTAATCTTAAACTCTGCCATGTTTTATTCCATTATCCGTTTGAAGAAATACCAGTAGGGTATTCGTATGTTTTGTTAATTCGTTGAACTAGTCGACCTTCATCATCAATGTAATAAAGCATAGATCTGTTGTCCCAACGATATTGTGGGTATTTCATATTTGCAAATACTACATTATGTTCTTCATCAATTCCTTCAAAATAATCAACACCTGCTTCGAAGTCATCAAAGTTATCTGTTGATGCTCCTGGATTATTAATTACCACAGTGTCGTTGTCTGTTAGTTGGTCACTGCGAATGAAATATAATTCGCCTTCGTCGTTTCTGCGCAGAGCATAGAAATACTGTGGACTGTTTCCTAATATGTCTGCAGGGGTTCTTCCAAAGTAACTCATCTATCGCTCCTTATGATATCTCAACATAACTGACCACAGCATCAACACTATTGTCGATAGAACTTTCTACTCTCAATCCGGCTGTTTCAGGTAAAATTAATTTTTCTCCCCCTGTAATTAATTTTACAGCAGTGTTAGGGGGAATAATAACATTTTTAACAAATGTCGCTGCTGTAGAATTTTCATCTACAACATATACGTTAACGTTTACAGTATCGTATGTTGTAGTGTTTGATAGATTACATCCAATAACAGTAGCTCTAACACCTTCGGCAATCTGTAGAACATCGATAGGTGTAGTTCCTACGTCTGTGGCTGTAATCATTCTAAATACGGTTGGCATAGTATTATCCTAAAATAATTGAGTATATAGCTGCAATTTCGTTAGCGTCTGTTTCTGACACAGCACCAGATGAACCTGCAGGTGATGCCCAAGCTAATCCGTCCCAAATTTCTAAGGCTTTCGAATTAGTATTATATCTAGTCATACCTGTTACAGCATAAGCAGTAGGTCTTTGAGCATCAGATCCTACTGGTGGAACAAATCCATTTGTTCCTGCGATTTTAAAATATCCGTTACCGGTATGAATGATTTGTGTAACTGCATTAACAACTACGTTAGTAATAATGTTGTCTGCAATTTTAAAATTACCTAATCTAACACCGCCCGCTGAATTGCCGTCGATATAAAGATCTTGTCCGCTTTTTGTAGTAATTCTATTATCTCTAAATTCTAATTGTCCAATGTCTAAAGTTGGAAGATTTAGAGTATCAGCATACATGTCGTCAACATACATTGTTCTCCATCTAAATGATGATGAACCTAAATCGTATGCATCTGTAGTTTCTGGAATTAAACTACTTTGAATGCTAGCGTTGATTGTGATAGTGTCTGTTAATGCATCACCAATAGTAATGTTGCCGCCAATAGTAATATTACCTGTAGCTTCAATATTTCCGGAAACGTATAAATTTCCTGTGATGTTTGTGTTACCTACAACAGATAATCGTCCAGTTCCGTTAGGACGAAATTCTAAATTTGAATTTGAAACTGTTGTAGAAATTGTATTACCGCTAAATTGCAAGTCATCTATTTGCAACTTAGAGTGATAAATTGTTGGGTTACCGGCAGCAGGTTGAAACGTGATAGTTTGTAAATCGCTGCTAATGGTATTGCCAGTGATGTGTAAATTACCAACATCAAGTTGATTATCTACTGTAAGTGTTGTTGATCTTGTGGTTCCGAGAACATCGAGAGCGGTTGTTGGAGAGGCATTGTTTACGCCTATGCGAGAGTTGTTTACATCAAGATAGAGTAGGTCGGTCTCAAATGCTAGATTCACACCATCTCTGATGAGATTCTGCTTTAAGAGCGGCCCGGAAATACGACCAATAGCCATGTGCTCTCCTAATAACCCCGCGTTTCACGGTTAACCAATTTTGGATTTCTCCGCATCCGTTTTTACGGCTCTTTGCTGGTTTACCACAGTTTAATTTGTAAAAACTTGGCCGGTTTCTACATTAAGTGTATTTAGCCAGAATGGAAATTAAGTGAGTATTAGAGCTCTTGTTATAGCTAGGTCTGTCATCAGGTCAGTGCTAACTACTTCACCAGCACCAGTTGAAATGATATATCTTTCACCATCGAAACATTCTAAATAATTTAGTTCTGTGTTCCAACGTGTATCACCTACTTCAGCATAGGTTCTTTCTGCTGATGATCCTGCAGGAATTAAAATAGCATTATTTCCTGTGAATCTTACGTAGCCTGTTCCTGTAGAAGAAAATGTCATCGGTGCATTAGTAGCAGATATGCCGTTGGAATATGTTGCTGTAGCCGAAGGTGAAGCAAACACAGCTGGTTTCATTACTTTATGATACCATAATTGTTCGTTTAATGTTCCGCCTGTTCTATTTCCAATAATTAAAGCTAGGTTAGCATCGTCGGCGTTAATTACTCCTGGATTATCTAGGTCATTTCTAATGTCACCTAATTTTGTAGTTCTGGTAGTAATTAAAGTAGTTCCGCCACCTAAGAAATATTCATTACCTGTAGCAGTAGTATTCCAAAAAGGATCACCTGCTAGCAATCCTGCTGAGACTGCGGAAGGATTTAATGCTCTAACAGATCTGCTGTTTGTAATGTCGTTGCCTTGGAATTTTAATTCTTCAATATAAGTAATCCCAGTTGATGGATCTAAGTGAACATCGTCATTGCTCTGCATAGCAAAAATAGTTTTGTTAACGCCGTCAATTCTAACTTGCTCACTATAATTTGCAGCATTAGGACGAACTCTAGTAACATTTGTTAGGTCCGGGGAATATACTCTACTCCATTTCTTTGATGAGGATCCTAAATCATACGACGATGTTGTTCCAGGAATAATACTCTGAGAAAAGTCCGGAGTTATAGTTACTATGTCTAAAGGACTATCACCGATAATTAATTGACTGGCTGTGCTTAAATTTCCAGCAGTTTGAATATTTCCAGTGACTGTTAGATTTAACGATATTTCTGTAGTTGCTTGAAATTCAATAGTTCCTGCACCGTTAGGATCTAATGTGATATTGCTATTTGATAAGCTGCCAATAAAATTATCATTGAATTCTAAATTGGCAGTGGTCATCCTTTGGTGCTCTATCATTGTTCCTGCACTGGTGGGTTGAATATGTAATGATCCTACAGATGTAGAAAAATAGCCAGCAGCATTAATAATAACATTATCTAAATTTGCTTGACCGGTAACTGATCCGTTGGTAGTTTTTATATTAGAATTAACATCAAGATCATAAGAAGGAGTATCGTCATTGATACCTATTCTCATATCGTTTACGTTTAGATACAATAGATCAGGATCGCCTATCCTATTTCTAAAAGTAAGATCGGACCCGTTTCTAGTTAAATTTTCTTTGAGAAGTTTACCACCTATTCTACCTAACGCTGCGGTAAAATTATCTTCGTTGGTATTGCTAGGATCTTCTCCAAATACACCAGTGCTAAAAGGTCCTGTCATAATTAATCCTTAGTTGAGATTTGCCCAACCGGTTATAGTTGAATCTGTGTTAATTTGTAATTTGTTTATATCTGAAACATAAACAACCATACCTTCTTCTACTGTGCCAGCAGGCAGTGCTGAGTTTCTGGCAGCGGCATCTGCGTATATAGGAAATTTTATAAATTTAGTAGCAGTAATTCCAGTGCCTGCAATTTCGCTGGTTGTGCCGTCTACAATTTTAGAAGAGTCATCTGCAAACACAGAACCTTGCATATCAGCTTCTATACGACTTTGAAATATTACGTTATTGGCAAATACTAGTTCATCGCCTGCTAGCGTAAGGTCGCCGTCAATTTGAACATTGCCAAAAAATCTTGTGGGTTGTGCTACAGAAATAGATGTGCTATCTGTAGTTGAGATAGTGCTGCCTACAAAGCTAAAACTGCCCACTGATTCTGTAACAATTGTTTGAGCTATGCTTGCAGGAAATGTTGAATATACGTTTTTTCCGCCTTCGGGAAAATTTACTTTTGCTCCGCTATTAGAGCTGCTTATAACAGTATCTCTGGTTAAAGTTGAAGGTGCTACAAAAGTTCCTCGACCAATTTCCCAGTTGCCTACTTGATCAACGATGCCATAGTATGTTTCGTTGCCATTTCCTACACCTGCGGCAAAACTTTGAAATCCGGGAACTGTGCTGTCTAATGTAAAACTACCTAAACCTGTAGTATGAGCTCTAACTTTAACTCGATCGGCAAAAACTAAGGCCATTACGTATCTCCAATATGATACGTATATTTACCCAAAAAGCTATTAGTTGCTGAAGCCGAAGTAGATTGTGATGTATTTGTCTAGGGGAATAGCACTGGTAAACTGTATGTATGTGTTACCAGATCCTAGATAATTGTAGAGTAAATTAAAGTTTGTATCTGAAATTTGAAATACGTTTTCAACAAAAACAAGAATACTATTTTCAGATGGCGGAATGAGACTCAACGGACCAAAAATCGTATCTACTTCGTTTCCTGGACCGAGAGTTTGTTTTGTAATTCCAGTTGTTCCTGGAGCTGTAACGATTTCCCAAACACCAGCAACATATCCTTCGATTGAATTTGTTTCGGTATTGTATCTGATATATCCGTCCGCTCCATTAGGAGTTCTTACTCCTGATAAATCAGGGCGTTCAGCTGTAGTTCCTTTAGGCAGTCGTAGACCTCCTGTTAGATCCATTACAGCGCGGCCGTAGTGATTGGTAAACAATGTGTTATCACTAGGGCTATATCGAGAAATAGTTTTTTGTTTTAAAAATTTCATATTATACTGGCAATGTGCTTACAGTCACTGATAACAAACTTCCCACAGATGTTCCGATCCAAACTTCGTCTCCGCCATCTAAAATAATTTTTTCATCTGAAAAGAAAACTGTTTCACCTGCTGGAACTATTAAATTACTAACGATTAAATTATTTGAACCATAACTTGAACCTGACTTAACTAGATAAACATTAACGCTAACTGTATTAATTGTTTCGTCTGTAAGATTAGGTGTTCCTGTATTGCAAAGAATCATTGTAGTAATTGCTCTATCCTGAGCTGTAACAGCACCGCCAATAGCAGCTCCTGTGGATGAGCTAGTGAATACTTTCACTGGAACTGTAACTGATGTTGATGTAACTAATGTGCTGTTTATCATATCCGTCTCTTAAAATATCATACTAAACAATAGTGCTCTATTTTTATTAATTAGCTCTCCGTTGCGAGTTGAATTAACAAAATATAATCCAGTAGATCCTACACTAGGCTGAGCTCCGTAAACTAATGTTGCGTTTGATACATATGCTGGAACAGTTCCGATGTTATCAAGTTGCATAGCATAATTTGTTTGCAGTTTACCTGTGCCTTGTGTTCTTATACTGATATTACCGTTAGTATCATTGTTGGTTATTTCGTTATTATTAAATTCTAAATTTTGTATGTATGCTCGATTTCTATAAAATTGTGACGTTAGTGTTCCATCAACAATCACAGAAATTCCGCTTTCACCGAATGTGCTATAACCTGTTTGTGCAGAAAGATATGCCAAAGAACCTGTAACATCTTTATCTGTAACAATAACTCGAGTATTGTTATCAATAATTTGGAATGTTGGATTGTTACGAATCGCTTCGTCGACATATTTTTTATTCGGTATGTGGTTAGGATCAGTGACATTGGCTTGATACTCTGTTCCGTCTCCGCCTTCAGATCTAACCTTAACTGCGCCGCTGGCACTGTCAGAACCTAATAATAACAAATCTCCCCCGTCGGTAGAAGAATCTGTTAATATTTCTTTTAGTTTAATTTTACTGTTGGCATAGTTCAAGATGCCGCTGGTAGCAACACCTTGTCCTATTAACCATGTATCTACAGTTTCGTCATAGACAATGGATGCCGGAGACGAACTGCCCCTATCAACTTGGATACCGGAGTAACGCAATGTTACTCCAGATCCCACTTCTCCATAGTTGAGAATAATAATATTATCTTCAACATTTAAATCAGTAGCTTGAACAGTTAATTGTTGACCAACTACCACAAGGTCGCCAGTAATATAGACCTGGCCTACACCAGCACCTGTATCTAATTTAAGTTGACTACCTTCACCAGTTTTAATGGTGTAGTCGCCGTTGGTTTGAATAAACTGTCCCATATTTTATATTACACTGATGGTGAAATTGCTGTTAAGATGATTAAAGTTTCTGTTGAGTCGTCGCTTAATGACCACTTGTATCTGTTGTTAGAAAAATCTGCAACTGTTCTAAAATTAATTTTACGCAATGTAATTGGAGAGCCGTTTAGTAATCCGACTAATGTTGCTTCGCCGTTATTTACGGGGTCTGAATTTGTTCCTTGAACTAATTTACAAATTTCTACAGCAGTAGTTCCATTGTCTGTGCTACATTTAAATCTACGAGCACTAACTTGATTTACAATGAATCCTTCATATACTGTTCCACCAGATTTAAATCTAATTGGTAGATGAGGTGTTGATGCTGAGCCAGTTGCTCCAAAATACTTTTTACTTAGTTTATTTGCCATTTGTTTTCTCCTTTGAGTGACGTTCTAGGTCTCGCTCAGTGGCTACTGCGCATTTTACTAGATACTTTATTTATCTTTGGCTCAGTATAGCCATAAGCTCTAGTTTTTCTACAGTCGAAATAACCCTGTTTATTTCGTCCAATTCGTGTTGTGCGATTTCTAAATATTTTTTACTTTTAGTCTGTCGATAATGCACACCTGCAATAGCAAAATTTTGAATGTGTTGTTCTACGATATGTTCTATCTGATTAACGTCATGCGCAAACATAGGAAAACGTTTACGCCAATTAGACATATGGCGTCTTAGTTCTGGAAAATCTCTATCGCTTTCTACATTCACGTAGATATTTAAGTCAAACAAAAAGGACCCGAAGGTCCTTTTTGATTTCATCGTCCTAGGATTAGATGAATGTTGCGTTACTGATAGTAACTGTTCCTAGGTAGTCAGCTGCGTTACCTAGAGATGATGCTGTGTTTGTTAACTCAACATATCCGTAACGTGTCATAAAGCTAACTACTGGTTCAAATGTGCTAGGATCTAGAACAACACCGCTGCTCATCAATGGAATGTATGGGCAGTAGAATGCTGCTGCGTCAGATTCGCTAGAACCTTTGTAACCGATCAACACTTTGTCGCTGCCAGAAGTTTCTGTAGCAAATGTGTTAACATAAATCTTCATTGCGCCGTTCAATGTTCCAACGAACTTGGTGTTTGTTGGAGCTTCGAATGTGCCTTCTGTTGTTCTTGCGAATGCAGAAGTTGTAGCACTTTGAAGGATTGTTAGAGCCTGTGGAGATACCACAGCCCAGTTACCTGCGCCGCGACGTGTGCGCTGTGCAATTCTGTTAGCTACGCGATTGATAGCAACAGCTAGAGCAGCGTGTTCGTCACCAACGAATGTTGCTGTGCCAGAAACTGCTGCCTGGTCATAAGCAATATTGTTTTGTGAACCAGCTAGTGTCAATAAAGAAGATAGAACTTCTTGATCGATTTCAGCTGTAATTTCTTGAGCAAGAGCAGCCATGATTTCTGCTTCGATGTCAATACCTTGTTGGGCTTGTGCATCTTGAGCAGCTTCAAATGTCCAGCGAGCTGATAGCTTTCTGGTCTTAGCTTCTACAGTTTGCTTCAAGATTTGAATGCTTAGTCTGTTACCAGCAACACCTTCTTTGGCAGCAGTTGCGTCTGCTTTGCCATTGGTGTTACCAGAATAGCCTTCAGCAATCTTGAATGGGCTTAGTGCCTCTTCACCAGCTGTGGTTGAACCACCTGCGCTACCTGTAAAGCTATCTGCATAGCGAACACGTAGAGTATGGATCTGACCAACTGGTCCTGTCATTGGCTGAACGCCAACCAACTCGTTAGCAATAACGGTTGGCATGACACGTCTGATCACTGGTAGGATCACACGATTTAGTGTTGCAACGTTACCGGCGGAAGTAGCACCAGCAGTAGCACTCTCTGACAAATACTTGCGGGTATTTTCTAGAGTAGCTGCCATTACTGAACGCTTGTTACCTTGTAGGCCTTCTAAGAGAGCCTCTTTAGTTTCCGACCAGCGTGACTCGAGTAATTGTGACATTATAGTTCTCCTTAAACTTTAAGTCCCGCAAGCCTGCGGATGTCAAAAATTTCAGCGGTTTTTTCTTCTTGACCGCTTGTTTGTTGTGCCTTCTTGTCGCCTGTAATTTCTTTGCCTTCTGTCAGTGCTTTCTTCGCCGGTATTCCACCATCCATTACAGCTGGTAGATACTTGTCGAAAGCTGATCTTAATTTTTCAGTTTGAACTGATTCTAGTAAGTCGCTCATAACATTACGTTTGTCGCCGCTTAGTGGTCCTAACAACTCGCCCATTAGATCTTTGCGAGTAGCTTGGTCACGTGCGATACGTAATTCTTGTTCTCTGCTTTCTACTAGTTTTTGTGATTCTGCAACAATCTTTGCTGCTTCTTCTAATTCTGCTTCTTTTTGTGAAACAATTTGTAGAAGTTTAGCGGTTTCAGACTTCTCATTTAAATGAGATGCTGCATACTCGCTTGCGAAGCTTTCAAAAATTCTGCGACCAAAGTCGTTCTTGCGAGCAGCTTCGATATCCTCACGTAACTGAGTCATTTCAGCTTTCAATCCTTTGGAGATCGATTCTGAAACTAACTGAGCTGAGCGAGCGATGAACTCTTTCTTAACCTGTTCGAACTTAGCTTTGCTTTCGCGAACCAATTTAACTTTGGTTTCAGCTAGATCCTTCTTGTCACTGTGGAATTCTGCGATTTCTTTCGCTAGTGCATCTACAATGAATGATTCTAGTTTAGCTACATTAGATGCAACTTTCTTGCGATCTTCATGTAGTTCTGCTAGTTCTTTCTTGAGGTTATTAAAGACAAATGATTCCATTGCAGTGGAATCATCTTTCATCTTCTTAGCATACTTGGCACGAGCTTCAATAAGACCTTGACGATCTTCTGCCAGTTCACCTAATTCTGCTTGTAGGCGATCCGATAACATTGCTTCAACGGCTTCCACCATTGCAGTTTTGTCATGCTCGTATTTTTGAGCAAACTCCTCACGGAGTTGTGCTGTGACTTGTTCACGGTTTTCTTGAATTCTGCTTTGCCAAGCGGATTCAATCTCCGATTTAATTTCCTCGGAAATCACATTGTTCTCGAACAATTGTTTTACGATGTCTAGCATGTGATTCTCCTTCGTTATTTGAGTCTAGAGATGATTCTCTTTAGTGACTCTGCTAGGTATTTTTGAGCCTGTGGATCGCCTTGGACTTCTTTTGCTATTCTAAATGCCTGATATCCACCTGTGTTATTCATCAAGTGTTCATAAACTGGTGTTGGGTATGCTCCCGGGGCAGATGGTTGAGCTACTACGTCGACTGTGATAATTTCAAAACCATTGACATTACCACTATTATCTACTTCACCGGAACCTCTACTACTAACACCCAACTTAACTCCCGACTCCAACATGGTCTGAACTAACTGACCCATTGGAGTAGGAAGTATTTTAAGTTTTCCGTAACCGTTAGGACCATCCATCCACATCTTGGTAATCATATGACTAACACGATCTAGATTGATTTTTAAATCCTGTGGGTGATCAACTTCTCCTAGCACAGAGTATCCGCCAGAGATCTGTTCGTTGAGCGTTTTGACAGCCCTGCCAATTTCCTGAGAAGAATAAACACGCTGGTTTGCATTGCGGATGTCTCCTTGAATGCAAATGCCGTTTAGATACAGGGACTTTTTGTCCCCGCTCTCATCTCGCTCCAAGACAATCTGGGCCTGGTCGTAACTCAAATGTTCGGCTAGTGTCGTTCTCACTGTCACGTCCTATTATCTACGGCCACGGAAAAGACTTTGCTTGTTGTCAGCTGATTCTTTTGCACCAGCTTTCTCAGCACCATGTCCTGGCTCTTTCTTTGAAAAAGCGCCGCCAGCTTTACCGCCTGGGACATTGATGTTGCCTGCGTTATCTTCTGTTGGTTTTTGCTTAATTAGGCTTGAACCTTTTAGTTGTCCTTTGTTTGCTTCAACTGGGCTGCTTTCTGTTCCGCCTTGAGCGATGTTAGAAGCTGTTCCGCCCATATCGTTCTTACCAGCTACGATTGATTTGGTGTTTGCACCGTTATCGCCTGCTGTTGGTTTTTGAACTTTTTCAACATACTCACGAACTGTGGCTAATTCTGGATCCATGGCGTCTTTCATTTCTTCATCGCCGCCCATTTCGTCTTCACCAGACTCATGACCTTTTAGTTCGTCAAACTTAGCTTGTAGCTCGTCAACAATAGCGTCTAAGTCTTGGAAAAGTTCTTCTTCAGACTTTTCGCCTTCTTCACCTTCTTCGTCGTCCATGCCTAACTCACCTTCTAGGTCGTCAGTAGGATCGCCGCCCATATCGCCCATATCGTCGTCACCTTCGATAGCGATATCTTCAAATTCTTCGTCAACTTTTTCGTCGTCTTCGTCTTTTTCTTCATCAGAAGCTTCGTCGACTTTATCTTCGTCCTCGTCTTCGTCTTTTTCTTCTTCTAGATCAAAATCTTCTTGGATTAAACCTTCGTAGATTTCACGTGAACGAGCAACTACATACTCGTGGAATAATTCTTCAGCTTTTTGCTGTTCGTCATTAACAAGATGCTCAAGCATCTGCTCTAAAATATTTTTATCGGCCATAGCTATTCTCCTAATTGTCAAGGCTGTGCTTTATTTAACACGCAGATTACAAATGGGGGTTAAATGGTAGTTTTTTGATCGATTCGATCGAGATAAAGTGAATTTGTGAACTTTTGCCCAAATTCTTTATAGGTTATGTGTGTAAGGTTTGGCAGCGTGGGTCCTAATTTATCTGGTATAAAACCTCCCGGCTCTATCACCCTAATAAAATTAGTGTGTTTAAAATCTTTAATTACTTTTTCAGTTTGACTTAACCAGTTACCAAAAAATGTAGCAGAATCTGTGGATTTTTTGTAGTTAAACGTATCTGCATATATGTTGTTGAATTTACCGTTCAGGCCCTGATAATCAAATCCTAAGATATAGATATCTTTGTGTCCGTTAGTTGCTGCGAACCAAAGTGCTGTAGGTCCTGAACTCCAGCCTTTATGAGGTGTAAAAAAGTTAATATTGTGCTTAGAAGTAATACCTTTGTTAGCATTGGTCCATACTTGATGGTCTTTGTGCCATCCAGATGCTATGATCTCGTTGACCATTTTAACGTCTACTGCTACTAAAAAATGAGGATTAAACTCTCTATACTGTGCGTTACAGCCGTATACTGTGCCGACACTCGTAAGACTAGAAACGTCAACGCATTGTCTGCTGACGCCATTTCCTATGATAAACGCGGTGTTATTGGGCTGGTGCTGCTTCGGCTGGTGTTGCATACATCTGTCTAATAAAGTTTAGTTCAGATTCCTGTTCAACCATATGAGCTTCGCTTTGTAGTCTCATTTGATTGATCATTTTGAGAGTTAAGCGAATTTTACGTGTATCTTCTTTTTCTAAAACAGAACTATCTCTGCTATTGTCGTATCTACGATCATTAGCAAAGTCGTTGTTTTTTTCGTTAAAATAGAAAAATTCGTTAAGAAGCATAGTGTATTTATTATTGAGCCGGAGCTTCTGCTGGAGGTGCTTCTTCTCCACCTTCGGCACCAGCTTCTGCTGCTGCTGCCATATCCGGTGGTGCTTCTGCACTTTGTCCGGCGGTTTCTGCTGATAAGCCGCCTGGTGATACTCCTACAGATCTCATATCCTGTGCGGAATCTGTTTTTGGTTTTAGAGTAGAACCGTTTTCTTCCCTCCACAATCTTTCATTTTCTTTAATCTCTTCTTCAGTCATACCTAAGAATCGTTTCATAGCAAAACGTTTGCTTAGATGCGGAATTTGAACAACTTGTGTAAATGTTGCTGCTCTGGCTGTGTCTAATTCACTTTGGCGATAAGCGGCAAAGTTTTGTGGTTGATTAAATTTAAGTTCGAACAATCCAGAATCGATGTTAATACCTTGGCTGTTTAACCAAAGTTTAAATTCTAGATCAAATGTTTCTACAATCATAGATTGTAGACGTTTGCAGTATTCGTTGAATCTTAATTCTTGGATGTAGGCTGTTCCGACTTTTCCGTCAGCCATTGTATTTGGCTGCTCGTCAATGGCCGTTGGAAGATATGAAGCAGGAATGCGAAGAGCCCTAAAAAGTTTGTTAGTAAAATAACGCAGATCTGTAATTTCGCCAAGGTTAGTGCCTCCAGGTAAAGTTTCTACTTTACTGCCACGACCTTCAGCAGTTTGTGGAAAGAAGTAATCTTCGTTTACACTTAGTGGATTATAACTAGCGTCTATGACATTTGCTCCACCGCCTGTGGCTGATGGAATACGTCTTTGTTGGATTTCGTTTTTAACACGTTCAACAAAGCTCATAGCCATATGCGCTGGCATATTTCCAACGTCTACATAGAAAATACGTCTTTCTGGAGCACGTTGTATACGATAGATAATGATAGCATCTTCAAGCAGTTCTTTCTGCTTGTAAACTTTGAATACTGATTCTAACAGTGAATTACCAAAAGGATAGTTATTGTCTAAACCTTCTGATAACGAAATATGTATAACATTTTTTGCATCAACTGCGATTTCGTTTTGAGCATTTTGGAATCTTGTTCCAGGTGTATTTGCTGTAGCACCTACCATGCCTCGACCAAATCCACCACCTGTGGTATAAGAACTTGTGCCGCTTGGAGATGTGTTTGCAGTTCCGTGCGGTGTTACTGCTATTAAGTCTTTGAAATTAAAGTTAATATCTTTTAATACATATTGCTCAGGAATTTTTCCTTCGCTTTCGTTTACAATAATTTTAGATACTTTGGCAGCATCAACAAATAGCCATTTTTTAGTTTGAGGATCTCGGACAAAGAAACAGTCTCCGTATTTGAATGCGTTTCTAACTATACGGAAAATCCTAGTTTCAAATTGGTTCTGCTTGCACCATTTTTGTAAACTGTCTTTGATAATTTTAACTTCTGTAGAAGTAGGCTGTCCTCTAAATCCAATATGAAATGGAGTAAAGTTTTCTTTGTCTTTTTGTGTGCAAAACTCTGCTAGGATATCTAGAGCAGCATTAACTTCGCTGTCCATATCCATTGTATCGTATTGCATATAACGCTCAACACGATTTGGAGCTCCTGCATAAACATCTGGTAAAAACGAACTGTAATTAGCTCGTGCGGGTCCTGGTCGACCTCTGCTACCAATCGGGCTTACCGATTTGGCATTGTCAATGTTAACAGGAGTAAAGTATTTTTTCCAACTCATTTTTATATTATCACTTAGACAGCGGCATATACATCACCAGAGAAGCTCTGCTGAACAGATAGCTGTTTCTCATTGACTTCGTGAACACCTTTATTGATTTTGATAAGCTGATCCATCTTAGTATTTAAGCTAGCCAACAATGTTTCAGCACTTTCTTGAGTAGCTGGTGCTTGCCTTGGATTCTGAGGTCCAGCAGAATTATTTTGGTTGCCTCTTGCTCTATCTTCTTCTGCTTTCTTGAATGCTGCATCTTTAGCTTCAGCTTCTTTCCTTTTGGTTTCGGCCTGATTAACTACTTCTCTTCTAGCACCTTCTGCACTTTCTGCAGCTGGTTTTTCTGGTTCTTTGATAAACGCACTCTTTTGTTGTTTAGCATAACCCAACAACATCTGTGTAGGATCTTCGAGGTTTAATTCTTCTTCTTTTAACTCAGCTGCTTTATCTCTGGCTTTTTGTTCTCTTTCGTTGGCTCCGGCTAATCCGCCAGCACCTTTATTTTTTAGATCAACAATCTTTTGATCTATTTTTGCTGCGGCTGCTTTACGCTCTTGAGCTTTGTTTTCAGAAGAACGTTCAGCAGCTTTGACTTCTCTTTCTTTATCTCTGTCTTTTTCTCTTTGATCTAATTCTTTACGAGTTTGATCTCGAAGTTCTTGACGTTTTTTAGCTTCCTCTTCTGATATGCCTCCTAGAGCATTGGGAATCATTACCAATAAACCATCCATCCAATCTTGTAGTGTTAACCACAATCTTGAAAGATTATCTTTAACTGCTTCTATAGCTGTATTAAATGACCAACCAGATTTATAGAGATATGTAAACAGTGCAACTAGAGCAACAATAGGTGCAACGAATGCGAGTATTGGTGCTGCTGCTGCCCAGGCTGCTCCAGCAAGGCCAGCGAGTCCTAAGTTTGAAGCGATAGTAAGTCCAGTTCTTATTAATTCTAATCCATTCATGATCGCTACATAGCCTGCATAGGCTACCAGTGCTGTTCCTAAAGCTAACAATATAGGCTGCAGATTATCAGCAATGAATGTATACATCTTTTCAAATACAGGATAGACATAGTCCATAATGACGCCGCCGATGGTCTGTAGTGCAGGCCATACATACGTTTGAATTACATCTCCCACAGCCTGGAGAGCTGGCCACACATCTACCATTATTATCGCAGCAAGGTCTAGGAATATAGGATATAGTGTATCTCTAATAAATGTAGAAACTTCTTCAAACACTGGTTTTAGAGTATCTAATAAAAATGTTCCTACCTCTGTTACTACTGCTGAAAATATATGGAATGCTGGAACTACCCAATTCATTACAAGGTCAGCTGCAACCTGGAACGCTTTTAATAATAAATCAAGTATACCGCTGTTAGCCAGTGCCATTTGAAAACTGTTACTAAATGCC